GTTCGATTCGCACGCGGCGCCATGGCAGAGTGACGCAAAAAGCAACGTCTCAAGCGGAAAGCAGAAGCCGTTACCCATGCTAGCAAACTTATGATAGCGCTTCACAACGCCGTCTAGTCTGTAGCACGGAGAACGGAGTGAGTTCAGAAAATCGAACCACTCCGGTGGCAGCAAAAAGCGACACAGCTCTATCGACATGCTATCACTAGCACTAGACAGATCTATGGTCGCCCATGCGTCAGGTTCCTGCCAATGGAGACTCCCCTCACGGGAAAGCTCCTGGTTAGGTTCCTGATACCTGAGATCGATGCCGACACGTTTGAGCTTCTTTCGAAGCACTTGGTCGACACCTTTCTGAAGGTAACCATTCAACAACGGCTCGACAGCTATTGTCCTCTCGGTCAATGCTGTCTTGGGCACGAACGTAATGTTATTGTAGTCTACCAAACGCGCCTTCTTCTCAAAAGCCCTGTTAAAGGCCTCCGGGTCGACACAAAAGATGCCATTGTTGTTCTGCTCAGCTAAGAGCTCGACTAGATGGATATCATCTTTCATTGCGGCGCGTGCATAGTAGTAAGCACCAGGTGTGACGGTCCAATCATCACTCAAAAGCTTCCGAGCTAGATTGGTTGCATCACCGTGTACACCTATAGAGGCACCAGCTCCGAACTGACAGTGCTCCCAGATGTCCTCGAGACGTAAGTCACCGAGAACATATGAGATAAACGACCGAGCCCTTGATAGAGCCCTTTCGTTCGACTGCGAACCTTGCGGTAAGCAATAAACCTCTGATTCACGCGCTTGCATTTATGCTCGCTCGCGACAAAGGTCTGTAGAGCCTTTTCCCTTGGATTGGTGTTAAGCCAGCCCGCTGGGTAAGGATACTTCCGAAAAACACTAGCCAATTGAACGTTCAGCCGATGCTCGGCCGGCGACCTGTACTCTGCGGTCGCGAAACGCTCTGCACAAGCTAGGACAGCGTTCCAATCCCCCTGATTTACTAGGGGGAGAAGTTCGCTACTTTGCTCACACTCGACGGAGCTCAACAATGTTCTCGCGAAGACCTGGAAGTTACTCCCAGACGTCTCAGCGAGTTTGTTGTTGAGTTGTAACAACTTCTCCAACTTGTAGGGCTTCATTACGACGTCCTTCAGTTTGGCTCAGGTAAAGATACCCGAGTACAACGATCAATACCACGACAAGTGTCATGGCATAAACAAACGCCAAAAAGTCCTTCATTTCAACTCCTCCGCGGAGATTAATCACCCTATGGTAGGGCGATCGACCGCCGATTAGTAGTTGATTTGTTGGTTCTTGACGTGAGTCTTGAACGTGGCCGACGCAAGGAAGGCCCCGAAATCGTTGAGGAGAGAGTCGATGTTGGCACCTGAAGCACCGACCGGAACAGACACCTGAACATCGATGATCGCATCCCAGGTAGGGGTGAGAGCACCGGTGAGGGTGAGAGTCCGAGTCAGTTTGGCACTTGTCTTTCCCACACCGCTGAACGAGGCCGTCGGCTTGGGCGACACTCTCAGAAGGCGACAAACGTCCTTCACTGTGAGAGTATTGCTTGGGCCGGCGTACAAGTACGCGTTGTTGCCGGACGCAGAGTCCTGCGCGTAGGTAAGTGCATTGATGGTCAACGACATGAGGGTAACCCCTTATTTGAACTGCATGGAGAAAATAAACCCAGCTCTCACCTAAAAGATGAGACGATTCAGTGCCTGTTTCAAAAGGGCAACTGCATCAAGTGCTCGATTCCAATGGTCGAACCGGAAATCGGTTCGAATAACCAAAGAAGTTGAGTACTGCGTCAGGTCTATCGAATCGTGACGGTTTTTAACAGTAACGATTTCCCGAAGGTAGTCGCTAATGCTACCAGACATGACGTATCCAGGATTGGTATATACCACAGCTGTAGGACTAGAGACAGTTGTCTTTTTGTCCACAACGAAGTAGCTACCACCCCTGGGTGTCACGCTGATACGAGGAAGGTTGGCGTATATCAGGTCACCGATATTCGCTACCCAGTCGTAGGTGAAGGATAACCGTGTGAGTTCCCACGGTAGAGCCAAGAAGTTATGCCAGGTTATTCCCATGGCATCCCAACCAGTTCTTATGTACTCATCGACGTAGTGTGCATGAATGCTGTACTCATGCGTACTAACGACTTGGTACGATAAATCCCATGTGCCGCTGACCCACTTGTAAGACGAGATATCCTGGCCGAAACGCTGCCCGTTTGCACGGGAAGTGTAAAGCTGGGACTTCGCCCGATAAGTGTCCTGTATTGCCTTCATCGCAGCACTGGCGTCGTTAAGGAGCGGGGTAATCCCGTACCTAAAACGAAGCCATTCACTCGAGAGCAAATCGAGGATATGGTTGCCCGGATGGGCAGCCCCGTACTTAGAAAATCGCCTGCGCAGCTTCGCGGTTCTCTGTTCCCAAAGCAAGGGACCAGGGCCAAAAAGCACGTGGGCAATCTCTCCGTACAATCCCCGATTTCGATCGCGAAGCTTGGCGAGTTCCCTGTAGCGCCTGCCGTTCCGCGTATCTTCTGCGAAACGACGAAGGTTCTCAAGGGGTGACTCAACCATGCTCCACGCTTGATCAGCCTCAGCGAGGGACTCCAGTAAATTGGTT